CAAACATATTAAGGGCCTGCGAGAATGAGTCAGCCAGCCCGGTCACTAGTCCTTGGGCGGCGGCCTGCTTGCCGGAGAAGGTCTGTCCGCGTAGAGCAGAGTCTGCGACCATCGTACGCTTGGATTGAATGGCGGCCTTAAAATCAGCGTGGATGGAGTCAACGGAACTTTGCAATTCAGCCATTTGCTCCTCGGAGAGCGAAGTGCCTTCAATGCCAGCCCCTTTCAGAGGGGAGCCAGTAGATTTAATAACTACCATACGCACGCCCTGCGTCTCGTATAGTTTAGTCATATCAGGGATAGCCATATACACGCCAACACTCCCGACCGTAGCCGAAGGGGAAGCGACGACGCGATCAGCCTGCGAGCCAATCCAGTAAGCAGCCGAAGCCATTTCCGAGTCGGTATAGGACATAGTCGGCTTATCGAGGTTACGAATCTTGTTAGCCAGTTCCTCGACGCCGGTGACCGTGCCTCCAGGGGAGGAGATGTTAAACGCAATCTGCTGGACCGAAGGCTCCATAGCAAAAGCATCAATGGCGCTAGAAATATCGGCTACGTCGACGGCGCCCATCATCTTCTCCATAGGCGAGAGGCGAGGTCCACCAATGACACCGACAATAGGGATGACGCCGATGCCGTCCGCGGTGACGTAGGGCTTGGGGGCGACTCCAAAGCGCTGCGCCAGCATATCGGTGAAGCCGTACTTCTCGGCGAGGACAGCGTGGTCCTTGGCCTTGGCCGGGTCGATGAGGAGAGGCTCGCGGCCCGAGAGGCCATTAGTGAGGAAGCGCATAAAGTTATTCGGAAAGGTTGGCGTCAGCAGCCGGTGCGGATTGGTCGACCTTGTCAACGGTACCGACCGGGGTATTTGAAGGACGGAAGAGCAGCTCGAAGGGGATGCCATAGGTCTTTGATAAGTCTTGGATATAGACCATGTCAGAGGCCCGTTTCTGCATCTCAGTGCGGAAGTCTAGGCCGCGCTGGGCGTAGAGCTCAGACATGGACAGGAGGCCCATCTCAACGTCAGCACGATCGTTAGCGGCTTCGCGTCCAGCGTCGACCGTTACGCTCTTTGGGGTCGTCCAAGAGACGGAGGCCCACTGCGGGTCGTCTGGGATGGCTCCATCCGCAATGCCCTGCCCGATAATATAGCCCCAAGTCGGAACGCAGAACTGCTCGATAACGATGGTCTGATACTTGGCGAAGACGCGGCCAGCCTTGGCCGTAATGAGGCGGACCGTGGCGCCACCTAGTTTAGAAGAGTCGCCGACGAACTCGTAAGGCAGGACGCCCTGAGCGATGTCGCGTTCAAGCGCCGCGAGGAAGCCGGTGAAGGTGCTGTTTGGTCGATTGCTCTGGAAGGAGTTCAGCGACTCGCCCTGGTCGAGGACTAATAGTTTACCGCCCATCGTATTGGCGATGGAAGAGTAAGATGGGGTGTTCAGTGCGCCGAGCTCGTTGGCCGTGTCCTGATCGAGGACGCCGCCCTGTTTCTGAATCGTGCGGACGACATCACCGTTGTCCTTCACGGCCTGCTTCTCAAGGGCTAGGATTTCCATCTCGTCTTGGATGGAGTTTATGCTCGATTGGAGGAGGGGGATGCCTCGGCACCCGCTGGCATACTCGTGGTCGACGATGTGCATCATCGACTGCGCAAGAATCTGTCGGTTCGAGCCATCCGACTTGTAGACGTTGACCGCAGTGTATTCACCGTAAGGTCCGTAGACGATGCCGTCGTGGATGCCCGGGATGACGACCGTCTCTTCGAGGGGGTCGCCGACGCGGTGGGCCTCCATAAGCTGGAGTTTCGCTTCGCCCGTAGCGTTGCGCACCTTTGCGGCGAACGAGTCACCGTCACGGATCATACCGCGAAGGAGGATGGCCTGACAGTTGTAGAATGAAAAGCGGTTCGTGATGTCGATACGCTTGCACTTCTCAGCAAAATAATCTTCGTAAGCCTGTTGAATCTCTGGCGTCGACGCGTGGCTCTGAGCCTTGATTCCGTCACCTACAGAATAAAGCACCATGTCATTTAGAATCTGCTTGAATAGGCCACTGTTTCGCTCTGCCCAGCGACACTTGCGCATCATTGCCACCCGCGTCCAAGTCGTTAGGTCTTGGCGTAGATCACCCGGTGCGCGGACAAAGATGCCTCGGCGCGAGTTCGAGAACATCGTGCTCTGCCAGCCAGAGTACCCGTTGCCGAAGCCATTGCCCATGCCCACGCCGTTATCCATCGCGGCGGCCTGTGGCTTAAGCGAAGGCTCCTGCCCGGTCTTTTGGACGGGCTTGCGGAGGCTGACAGTGGGGACTTTGGTCTTGCGGGGGGCCATAGATTAGTCGCGGCGGAAGAACCAAGAGGTCGAGGTGACCGTGGTACGGCGTCCGTAGGTTGCAGGGTCGAGGCGGCTCAGGGCGAACATAGCCTCGGCGAGCATCTCCTTGGGTGGCATAGCGAACTGCTTTGACGCGGAAGAGCCAGAGTCAGAATAAGACATCAGAGTCTTTCCTTCCGTAATCATGGCTAAAGCCTTGACTTTAATGTCGAGGAGTTCGCACTCCGTAAGTCCGATGAAGAGTCCAGAGGCCATTTAGTTATGCCCAGATTGGAACGAAGAGGGGGGTACGTCGGCCAGCCCACGCCACAAGCTTCTTCCTTCTTGCAACACCGTCCGACGTACCCTTGAGAATAAAGTGTTCATGTTCCGCTCTGAGGCAAGTCGGTTTCGGTGGTTTCCCGCCCAGCGATGCCCCAGCGGACCGCGGCTAGGAGGTTTAGAATCTCACAGTCAAAAGCGTGATTGTCGCGCTTACCTTGAGGCAGAATCCACATTGGCATGCCCGTTCGGCGGTCTTTTACGCGCACCTCGGCGTTGACCTGTTCGACATACTCAGGCGAAGCGTCTAGGGCATACCCCCACACGCGGCGCGCCCGAAGGCCGTGCAGGAGGTCTTTGCCGGCAAGGTTGGAGTGCGAGACGAGGATGGCCCGCTGCGGTATGCCAGGGACGACGATGGCCTGCTTCTCGGAGTAGTAGCGACGACTCGTCTTCCCGTCCCGATCGGTGACCGCGAAATCTTCATAGCCGGAACCTCTAGCACTCTTCCAGTTACGCTTTGCGCACTCACGGTAGACGACTGTTGAGGCATCACCTGAGTCGACGAATACCATGGCCGGGTGAACGGCGTGATGTTTTGCAAATGCCTCAACATCAGCCCAGGTCTCGATGCGGGCGAAGGCCAGCAGCCGACTATGCCCGGTCTTAGCCCAGCGCCGAACGACGACCCAGAAGTGTGTTCCGTGACCCTGAACGTCGACGCCCATCGTGCGGAACGGGATGCTCCCCTGCGGTGCGTCCGTCTGCTCGATGACCCGGCCCTTGGGCGAGATCATGGCCTCGGCGTCCCACGCGTCGCCCATCTTATAGTTGGCAGACTCAGCGGTGCTGACCATCTCGCCTCCCTCTTCTGACCAGGGCATCGCCAGCCTCTTCTGTTTGAATTGCATCCGGGCGTTGTCGTCACCGTACTGGTCGACCGACTCCTTGGCCTTGAGCATCAGCACGCCGAGCTCGCCCCAGCTCATCGTCGCAAGGGCGTTCCAGTGCAGGCCGATATGCCCAGCGTTGACCGATGCGGCGGTGGCGATGAACGTGCCGCGGGCGTTGGCCTCGATGCGGGTGGCGTTCGTGTCCGGGAGCAATGTGCGGCAGGAAGCACACTCGTAGGACGTGCCGACGCTTACCTTGTGCAAGTCCCACGTCCCGCTGACCTTGGCGTCCTCGGGGAACCTAATCTGTTCCCACACCCAGGGTTGAAGGTGGTCGCACTTCGGGCAACGCATGTTCCAGTCGCGTTGGTCAGTCGTCTCGTGCAGCTGATGAAACTCCTGACCCGCCTTGCCACCCTGAGACATAAAGATGCGCTTGCCCATCCATCCGAAGGCCGTGACGCGCGCGCTGAGTTCTGCCAAGTGACCGGGCGGGGCCATCCAACACTCGTCGGCGATGGTGTACCGAAGCGACAGGCGCTGAAGGTTTGCCTCGTTCCAGATACCGCGACAGTAAAGCGTCATGCGGTCGAAGTCCGTCGTCGTCGAGCGGTCCATATCGTCGAGCGAGATGCGGTCCTTCACCGGCGGACAGTTGGCCCACACCGGGCGGAGGTAACGCAGAGCAAAGTCCTTGGCCTCTGGGTCCGTAGCCTGGAGCACCATCGTCGGGCCCGGAGCGTTGGCGATGATGTGGCAGGTGAACAGCCGGGCGAAGAGCGATTTGCCAGACTGGATGCTGGCGAGGATGGTCAGGAGTTTCGTCTCGGGGTCGGCGGCGATGCGCAGCGCCTCCGCAATCCA